ATGGATCAACAAACGGCAATAGGAGGCATCCCGACTCCAACTGTCAATTCAAATCCTGAATACATCATTCCATGAAAACGAAGCTGCTAAAAAAGATCAAGAAAAGATATGGTTATATCCATGTCGAGGAAGAATGGATTTTTTGGAATAAATCCACCTCAAAAACGATTTCTCATCATTCGATTTTGAGCATGGCATTAATCCCCGTGATATATGAAATTATGAATTCAAAATTGGCACTTAAAACAATATTCAAAAATGGCACGCACGGTAAACCAAATTAATTCTCAAATTCAAACCGCACTGGTTTCAAACTTTGCGGCTATTGGAATAACAGTCGACCCGACACAATGGAGTAAACGTAACATTATGATGTTGTTTTGTTTTGCTTTTGCTGTTTGCGCTGCCTATATTGAGCAGTTGATGGATTTTCTGAAAACATCTTTAGAGACAACAGCGGCTCAAAGTGCAGCTGCATCCCCTCTTTGGATACAAAATCAAATGTTTTTATTCCAATATTCTGATAATAATCCACAAGTAATTTTATTATCAAATGGCGCATGGGCTTACCCCGTTGTCGATCCAACATTGAGAATCATAACAGCGTGTTCGGTAAACTCAACATCTCCAAATCAAGTATCAATTAAAATCGCTACAGGGAACCCATTTGTCGCCTTATTATCGAATCAAATTGCAGCGGCACAAGGATTCATTAATTTGATTGGTACAGCGGGAATAATTTACGCTATTCAATCTTTGAACTCGGATAAACTTTACATTAACGCTAATATCTATTTTCAAGGGCAGTATGCTTCTGTAATTCAAACAAACGTCATAAATGCCCTGAATTCATTTTTACAAAATCTTTCCATTACGAATTTCAACGGAAGTATTAAAATGACAGATTTAGAGAGCACAATAAGAGGCGTTGCCGGTATAGATGATGTCGTTCTCTTAAATGTTCGCGGGAGAAAAGACACAGATTCATATTCAGCTGGAATTAATCTTGTGCTTAATAGCACTGTGATTCAAAGACTATGGAATCCAATTAGCGGGTATGTAAGCGAAGAAACGACGACAGGAAATACTTTTGCAGACACATTAAACTTTATAGCCGAATAATGATGGACGATCAAAGAGTATCACTTAAATTAAAATGTTATCTTTCGCCTAAAAAGCCAACTATTTGTCGGTCTATTATCGAACAGGAAATAATTTTTGTGTATGATAAATGGACAAAGGGGCATTGTATTGCTATGAGCATTGAGGGGATAGATAGTTATATTAATTTTGACGCAAGGCAGTTACAAAATATAATTGAATTCTTGATAAAAGAAAATTCATGATTTACGATTTCGATATAAACGCTAATTCTGTAGAGCTTTTGCCACCGGACAAAAGATACAAAAAGACTATCGCATTCATACAAGCGTTATTGTCGCCCTTACAATGGGCACATGATGCTTTATTTAATTCATATTATCAAGGTTCAGCGGCTCCAACTTATTCCGCTGGTAGTTATAATTTTCTTAACCAAGTAATCTATAACAAGGCGGTTTATTTGAGTTTGATTAATGAGAATGTTGACATACCGACCACGACGAATTGGTATAAAATGCAAGATTCTTTTATAGGCCTAAATGAAAGAATTCTATACGCTGGGAATAAGATAATTCTCGAATATGCAATTAATAAAGAATTTGGCGCGGTCGTGAATGGTAATTTTATTGGCGTTTTCAGGAACCCTAATCCAACCGATCCCTCTGGAGCAAGTGATATTAAAAGCGATATTTACATTACTAATTCGACACCAATTGTAAAAGGGTTTTTGGTTGGCAATACAAAGGGCGGAATAGTCGGGATTACAGATTCTGAAATTGATGTTACTGCCAATAGCAATATTTACACAAATATAATCGGAGCCTATACGTTGCCTTCTATCTTTACAAGTAACTTTCAAATAAACATTCCTACGGCTCTTTATTCGTTTATTAATTCAAACGCAACTATTGCAAATCAAATCATAACCAACTTTGTTAATCAATACATTCCCGCTTCTTTACTTTTTACAATTAACCCAATATGAAAAAATTAGACGTATCGTCAATAACAGACAGTGCAGAAATGCCGATAAAAAGTGGAACCTTGCAATTTTTGCAAGATGCGAACTCAGAGGTATTCTCATCTATGTTAATCGGGCTTATAGGGTCAAGTTATAATCCGAATGCAATCTATATCCTATACGGAGCTGTGAACTCAGGAAGCGGACTTACTTACAATATCTCCGCCGGAGCTTGTTTTTATCAAGGGGAAGTATATCAAATAGACTCGACTTCTTTTACGATGACTTCCGGTAATCCAGTATTCTCGATAGCAATAACTCAATACACAACAAATGCCGATCCTGTCACATTTACAAATAATTCTCAATACAACGTTCACAATATACGTAAAATGGCAATTTCGGCTGGGGGTGCGAGAATCTGTGATTATTCATCAGCTATTAATTTGAATTTCTTCATTCCCCCTCAGTTAAATGCAAGTGGTGCGGGTGTTTCGGGAACTTATCCGAACTTAGTATTTGCCGCTTCTGATCCTAATGTGGTTTATGGCAATGGGGCTGCTATTTTATCAAATGGATCTGGCGCGACCTTTGTTTTTAATAATCTTTTTTATTCAAAGGTAGGGAACGTGGTTACTCTAAAATGGATTGCGAATTTTACAGGTTGGAATCAAACTGCATTTGTAAATGGAAGAGCTGAGGTGTATTTAACACTTCCTTATCCGGCAAATGCAAATGTTGTAACTATAGGTAATCAAGCAAATATTGTGAGTGGTGACACTTGTTTGATTTATGACACCACAAACCCATCGCACGACATTACTGCATTAGCTTCAATAATTTCTTCAAGTTCGCTCAAACTTGCATTGCAACAAACGAGTTATGCAAGTGATACCTATTATATCAATTTTACATATACTTATATCTGTCAATGAATAAGGAATTCAATAACCCCGTCTTAGACTTGACTAACTATCAAAAACAGCATAATATTGCGATTGATATGTGCGCAGCCGGAATTATACATTGTAGGAAATACAACATACCGGTTAAAGCCATAATACTTTCCAAAGCTTATTTTTCAATTCTTAAACAATGGGTAGAGAAAAATTACGGAGAGGAAATGGTAGAGAAAGAATTCTATTTAGATACAGTGCAAATTCGTCAAGAAATGATTATATCCGGTAAGTCGTTTCAAATGGAATACTTCAAAAAAGAAGAACTATGAGTAAGCAAGACGGGTCTGTAAGAACATATCTACCACCTTTATATACACGGTTAACGAAGGCATATGCCAACTATACAGGAATGAGCGAAAGCCGCGTGGTGGCCGATGCTGTGAAAAAGAAATTTGATGAGATGTCTATATCTGAAAGAGATAAGATACTTCGACACTGCGATTAATTCTGTTTTCTTTTTATTTGTTTTTAATGCGTTGGGATAAGTGATTTACCTCAACGTGTTTTTTTGTTTAAATGTCTTGTAGTTGTCTTAGGTTGTGCCGGATGTAGGACTCGAACCCACATTATCCAACCTGTAGATTAACGCTCTCCCAATTGAGCTAATCCGGCATTTTTTATTCTGCAACTTTAGTGGCTACTCGGATTAAATGTATATTGTTACCATTAACTTACAGTATCCCAATGTAGTACGTGAATTTGATCGCGCGCTTCTAATAGTTTTTGCTTTACTCGGAGTGGTGTCATAGTTTCATTGTGTGAGAATCGTGTGAGAATTCAATATCTGCACAATTGTGCAGGCGTGTTTCAAATATTGAAACGTCAGCGATTATAATATATTGATAATTAGTCATTTATAAAGCATGCATTTAATTCCTTATTACTTCTATTCTGTTTCTATGTAACTCATTGATTATCAGTACTTCTATTTGATATTGACAATATAGACATACAACTGTATGTTGTTATACAGATAGTGCTTGAATCACTTTCCCATCAATAACTTTCCATTCATCACCACGAATCCAATATTTATTTTTTGACTTCATGGCTTTAGAAGTATTAGGGTATTTCTTGAAAAACTTGAATTCTTCAATACTTGCCATTTCAACTTTATATTTTTGGTTTGATAAGTTCTAGCCCTATCTTCTAATCAGACCATATTGAAATTGAAACCTGCGATTATGTTACGCAAACATACAACATTATTTCCATGCCGTTATAGGCATATTATTTTTTTATAAATAATTATACATCTAAATTTGCTACATGATTTATTGTATTGATCCTTCAGTTGATGAACCCATCATGCTTATAAATAAGCATATTGGTTTTGATGAAACAGATGGCATGGGCGTTGATGGTTCTACATTTCAAAAAGAACTTTTAACGCTTGACACCATGAACAAAAAAAGGATTCAGGTATGGATCAATTCACCTGGCGGCATCGTGACAGATGGATATAGCATTTACAGTGCGATATTAAAAACAAAAACACCAGTTGATACTTTTTGCGTCGGGGCAGCGGCATCTATCGCGGGCGTTATTTTTCAAGCTGGAAGAAAACGTATTATGGCAGATTATTCATGGTTAATGTACCATAATCCATTTGGCGGGGATGATACGGATATGCTTCAGGTGATGCAAGAAAGCATCATCACGATGATAGAGCAACGTTCAGGTATGACGCCGATTGAAGTTGAAACCATGATGAAGCGCACAACTTTTATTTTAGCAGACGAAGCCTTAAAAATGAAACTTTGCGATCAGGTCGATGAAAGTCGCCAGCAAAATATAAAGTACCTAAGAACGATAACCAACCCTCAAAACTTCTATAAAGAGTGTAATTTAGTTTTGAATTCCATTTTAAACAATCAAAATCAACCAACTATGAGTAAAGTAACTATGCGGTTACGTCTGAATGATTCCGCACCCGAAGATGATATGCTGAAAGCAATCGACGCTATCGAAGACAGGGCAAAAAAAGCAGAAGATGCAAAGAAAGAATTCGAAGACAAAGCTAAAGCAAAAGCCAAAGAAGACGAAGAAGCAAAAGCCGAGTTAGAAGACAAATTTACTAAGGCAAAAGAAGCTTTAGATAAAGCTAAAAAAGACTATGCTGACTGTAAATCAGAACTTGATGCCTTAAAAAAAGACAAAAAGGATGCTGAGGATAAGGCTGAGGAAGATCGTGCAAAAGACATGGTTACTAATTTTGCAAAGGTTGGCCGGATTAAGAATGAAGAGATGACTATTCTCGATTGGACTAACACCGCTAAGACTCTCGGTTATGATAAGGTAAAATCTATGATTGAGGCATTGCCTTTAAACAAGGTAGCTCCGGTAATTGATTTGGCTCCTAATAAACTCGAAAAAGGACAACTGCCAACGAATGCACTCAATCTGGCCGTAATGAACAAATTGAAACGAGAAGGTAAACTTTAAAATTAAAATACAATGGCATTAAACATTCAGGATACCTCGTATGCAGGTACTTTTGCAAGTTATTTCTGGCTGCCCGCTACTTTTGGAATGGACACTATTCAAAAAGGAGCTGTGTATGTCCAAGATGGAATCAAAAAGGAACACACTATTGGGCGTGTAGACTTTGCTAACCCATTACAGCCTCGTGTAGCAACCCCGACTTCATCGGGTTCTTTTACGGTTGATGGTCGCAAGTTAGTCCCGCAGGATTTGATGGTATATACCGAGTTCAACCCTCGTGATTATGAACAGCATTTTTTGGCG